ATTATGGAAAGGTGATGAAACACTGTACTCTAAATTAGGTAAACCTGAAACAGCTGATAATTATGACTTCAGTGAAATGTTTGAAGGTGATAGAGAGAGATATGCTCCTTACGCTGAAGCTGAGTTAAATGACTTTAAAGCTATAGCACATGAAGCAGGTCTTAATACTGACCAAGCTAATAAGCTAGTTGAGTATAGAGTATCAGCCGTAGTAGCACAAACTGAAGCAGCTGAAAAAGCTAAATCTGAAGCCGTAGATGAGTTGAAGAAGACTTGGGGTGACGATTATGATGCTAGGCTCGATGGAGCTAAACAGATGGCTAAGATATATACTGATAGGTACGGAGAAAGAGTAGACGCTTTAATCAATGGACCTACAGGTAACCATCCATTATTTATAGCTATGTTAAGTGAACTAGCTGGTAAATATAAAGAAGAAGGACATGAAGGTGTAAGTTCAGCTAAATATGGAATGACTCCTGACGGTGCTAATGAGAAGATTAAACAGAAGAGAGCTGACAGAGGATTTAATGAAGCTTATCTAGATGATAGACATCCAGGACACAATAAAGCAGTAGATGAGCTAAGAGCTCTATACGCTATAAAACACGGTACATAGAAATAATGCCTGGCCATGCAAAAGTTGTACTTAAAAACTGGCCCCAGATTCAGGTAGACAAGATTACGGTATCCCTACCCTTTAGCAACCGTCGGAGAGGCAACGTAAAGGCTTAGAACAATGACCCCGAAAGGACAAGTCGTTCGAAAATAGTAAGAACGTAATCTTAAATTTATTTTAAAGGAGACCTTAAATGGCCGCTAATATAGACACCAGTTATATTGATCAGTTTAAAGCTGACCTATACCACTTAGTTGAACAAAAGACTTCTAAGATCCGCCCTACTGTAAAGGTAGAATCTGCTAAAGGTGAAAGCCATCGTTTCGATAGATTGGGAATATTCTCAGCATCTGAAAGAACAGGACGACTAGAGTCTGTTACTTTGCAAGATCCTGACCATTCTAGACGTACAGCTGTAGTTAAAGTTTATGAAGCAGCAACGTACTTAGATACTATCGATCAATTGAAAATGATGATGGATCCTACTTCTGACTATGCTCTTAAGCTAGCTCGTGCACATGCAAAAAACTTAGATGACATCATCTTAGCTGCTGCTATTGGTACTGCTGCTACAGGCAAATCAGGTGCAGGCTCAACTGCTTTTGATACATCTAACCAACAAATAGCTCATGGCTCTGCTGGTTTCACTGTTGCTAAGTTTAACCAAGCGTTAAGAATCTTAGAAAGCAATGAAGTAGATATCGATGGTGGACGCTTATTCTGTGCATTAGGCGCAAGAGGCATAGAAGATCTACTAGGTGATTCATCAAATCAAATTACTAGTTTTGATTACCAAGACGGTAAAGTGTTATCTTCAGGGAAATTCCCAAGTTTCCGTGGTGTTAACATAGTAAGAACTCAGCGTACTCCAGACGAAACTGCTGATACTACTTATAGAGGTCTGTTATATACAGATGATACTATGAGAGTAGCAATGGCTAAAGATCTTAAAGTTGATATCAACGAAAGGATCGATCTAGCTGGACACCCTATTCAGGTGTATACAGAAATGGCTTTCGGAGCTGTTCGTATGGCTGAAGATACTATAGTAGACATATTGTATCAATAAACTTTAAATTTTAACCGGGGGCTGATAATAAAGGTCCCCATAATCTCAGGAGAGATATTATGACAGCTACAACAGTAAAATCAGAAAACATTACAAACGTGGAATCAAGTCCAGTAAGTGCGTTAGATCGCAAGAAAGGACGTAAGAAAATTATAATCGATCAAGACGCTATAGCAACTACATCAATTGATGAAACTGCTGATATTATGCTTTTTGGTCCAATCCCATCAAATGCCGTTATTACAGATATAAAAATCTTAAATGATGACTTAGATAGCCATGCATGTCCTACTCTAGCAGTGGATTGCGGACTATACTATAGTGGTATAGGTGGAACTCAAGTTATAAACGGAAATACTTCCGGAACAGCCGTTGACGTAGATTGCTTTGCATCTGCTGCTACTAGCTTACAAGCTGCTAATACTACATGGACATCTGTTAGGTATGAAGCCGATGACATCGTAGATGTTAAGAAAGAAGCTTGGAGTGTTGGTGGTTTAACATCTGATCCAGGTGGTTTACTATATGTAGGATTCAAAGTTACAACAGTATCAGCTACACCTGCTGCTGGTGACATAGTTCTATGCGTAGAGTATATCTAATCGATATAAACCTAGGGCTCTCTTCGGAGAGCTCTTTATTATGGCGATTAAAGTAACACACACAGAACACGGGTATGACTTCATATCATTATATTTTAAAGATACTAAAGATTTAAGAAGCTATTCAGAAATCGCATTCAAGAGATTAAAGCAATTAGGATTTAAACACATGGAACTCCAAAGAAAGAACTTTAGACACTTACCAGGGGATGTTCCACATTTCCATTCTGATGGTGAAGCTAAAGACTTATGGGATACTAGGTATCACCACTTCCATATATTATATCCACACAAGCCTACTTCAGAGGACTGGGAGTATCTATATACTCACCTTAACAATGAAGCCAGAGGTATGAAATTAGATAGAAATTTAGAATCAAGAGAGGTTAAACGTGTCAAGTAAAGTACAAATATGTAACATGGCGTTAAGTAGGTTAGGAGCGAATACCATAACTGCCTTAACAGATAATACAACAGAAGCTAAACTTTGTAATACATTCTTTGATGACTTAGCTGATAGAGTTATGATTCAAGGTTCATGGGCAACTACTATAACTAGAGCATCTTTAGCTAGAACTACAAATACTCCAGCTTACGGTTTCTCGTACGAGTACCAGTTACCAGTAGATCCTAAATGTTTAAAAGTACTAGACATTAATGAAGATTCAGTAGGAAGCGTTATATACAGAATAGAAGGTGATAAACTTTTAACAGACGTTACTTCAATGAAAATAAGATATATAGGTAGATTAACAGATCCAAATGCTTTTGGAGCTTCTCTGACTGAAGCACTAGAAGTACTATTATCTGCTTACCTAGCCTTACCTTTAACAGGGGATAAGACTACAAGTGCAAGATTGAGACAAGAATTCCAAGAATTAGTTACTTTAAACCTAGGAATAGACGGTCAACAAGGAAGTATGGAACTAATTGCTTCTAACGATTTATTAGACGTGAGATAATTAAATGACTAAAAAAATAATCAACCAGACATCGTTTACGGCAGGGGAAATATCTCCTGAACTGTACAGTCGTGCTGACACATCAGAATACATTAAAGGTTTAGATACAGCTACTAACGTTGTCATTGACCCTCATGGTCCTGTAAGGCGTCGTAATGGAACTAAGTTCCAAGCAGAAGTAAAGGATAGTTCAGCTGCTGTGAGATTAGCTAGATATCAATTTAGTCAAGACGTAGCTTATATACTAGAACTCGGAAACTTATACATCAGAGTATTTAAAGAAGAGGGTCAAGTAACTGAGAGCGATGTTACAATTACAGGCGTGACTCAAGCAGATCCAGGTGTAGTTACTACTAGTACTTCACACGGTTACAGTAATGGAGACCATGTTTACATTACAGGTGTAGTTGGGATGACTGAATTAAATAAATCAACAATTCCATATGAAGTGGCTAATGTTTCAGCTACTACTTTCGAATTGAATGATGTAGATTCAGCTAACATAGATACTACAAGCTTTACTGCTTATTCATCTGCAGGTACAGTTAATAGAATACATGAAATAGTAAGTCCTTGGACTTCAGCTCAAGTAGTTGAATTACAATTTGTTCAGAATGGTTCTACTATGTACTTAGTACACCCAGACGTAACTCCTAGAACTTTAATTAGAACTGCAGATACTTCATGGGCTTTATCAGAATTAGAATTACTACCTACTCCTACCTATGAGTCAGGCTATACGAGTACAGGTGTTACTGTTACTCCTGCAGCTACAACAGGTGTTGGAGTTAACTTCACAGCAGGTTCAGGTATATTCTTAGACGGTGATGTAGGTAGACAGATAATCAATGATACAACAGGCGAGACAGGAAGAGCTAGTATAGTAAGTGTAACTTCTACTACTGTTGCTGTATGTGATATAGTTGAAACCTTTACAGATACTAACGCTATAGCTAGTGCTGACTGGAAGATGGATTTAACTCCAGTAGTAGATTTAGAGTTTGATTCTACTCAAGCAGGAGCAATAGTTAATATAAGAAGTGAAAATATTTCAGGTTCTTTAGGTTCTAGGTTTGATATAACAGGTATCACTAAAGCTAACCCAGGTGTTATAACAACAAGTGCTTCTCACGGTTATGTTAATGGAGATCAAGTACAAGTTCAAGATATAGTCGGTATGACTCAAATAAACGATAAATTATTTACAGTAGAAGGTAAAACAGCTACTACATTTCAATTAAAAGGAGAGGACACTTCAGGCTATACTACCTATTCCTCCGGTGGTATAGTTCGAAAAGTCCTCACAGGACTAACTCGTGACGCTTTCAGGTCAGCAGATGTGGGTAAATACATCCTGGCTAATGGAGGTGTCATGCAGGTAGTTACTGTGAACAGTGCTGATGATGTGGACGCAGAAATATTAAAAAGTCTTAACTCATCAGATAACACTGGTAATTGGACATTAGAAGTACCTACATGGGATGGAACAAGAGGCTATCCAAGGTCTGTAGGTATATACGATCAAAGGTTATTCTTTGGAGGCACAGCTGCAGAACCATTAGCTCTATGGGCTTCTGAAACAGGAATCTTTGATGGTTTCGGTATAGGTCCAGATGATGAAGATGCAATTACTGTAAGTTTAGATACTAACGAAGCAAATGAAATATCATGGATACATGGCGGAAGAGACTTAGTTATAGGTACTGAAGGTGAAGAATTAACTTTATCTGGTAGCTCTATTGGAAACATAACAGCTTCAAGTATTGTAGCAAGACCAAGAACAACTTCAGGTAGTTCTAGACAACAAATTTCAAAAGTAGGTGACGAGATTATATTCTTCGACATCACTAAAAAGAACTTAATAGCCTTCAGATACGATTTTAATATAGATGGTTACTTAGATGAAGATATAATATTCTTAGGGGAGCATTTATCTGAATCAGGTATATCTAAAGTATCATGGGCTAAAGTGCCAGATAGAGCAATATATGCTATAAATGGAAACGAACAACTATTAGCTGGAATCTATGATAGAGCTAAAAAGATAATAGGTTGGACTAAATTTGAAACAGATGGTTATTATGAAGACGTAGAGAAAATTAAGACATCTAGTGAAGATCAAGTATGGTTATCTATTAGAAGAACAATAAATGGTTCTACGAAACGTTACATCGAAGTTCTAGATAGTGGTAGTGGACTTGATGATTTAGATGGATTCAGTGATAGCTACTTAGTACTATCTACACCTAAGATCATATCAGGTATAACTGCAGCTAACCCAGCTGTTGTAACAACCAGTACTTCTCACGGTTACAGTGACGGGGATAAGATAATAATTAAAGACTTGGTTGACCCTCTAGCAGCAGATTTAGATTCTACTAAGACTAATATGACAGATTTAAATAAATGTACATTCACAGTAGCTAATAAGACTTCTACTACATTTGAACTAGCAAGCACTAATACTTCAACTTATAATGCTTACGGTTCAGCTGGTAACGTATGGGTTAAATCAACAGCTATTACAGGTCTAGATCACTTAGAAGGTAAGTCTGTACAAGTTAAGATAGATGGCGCGACTCACGCAGATAAAACAGTTTCAGGTGGTGCTATAACTCTAGACACTGCTGCAGGCGAATTAACCGTAGGGTTAACTTACACCTCAACTATTAAAACATTAAACCATGAGTTCGATATTGGTTTAGGAAGTATGCAAGGTCAAAGAGTTAGATGGTCAAGACCTTTACTTAGAGTTTACAATTCAGCAAGACCTTTAGTTAATGGTGAGTTTATACCAGCTAGAAATGCAGCTGACGGGATGGATAAAAAGGTTCCACTACATAGTGGTTTCCTAGAATATGGTTCTTTAAACTGGGACAATAGTAGTGCTTTAAGCATCACTATTAGTGATCCTCTGCCTTTAGTACTTACAGGTATTACCGGCGTTATAGATGCAGGCGTTAAATAATGATCAATACTCAACTAATATCACAAAGTTTACTTGGCATAGGCCAACAACTTCAAGCAGCTAATATGATTAGCTCTGCTGCAAATTCGCAGTCTAACAATATTTTATCAGGGGGTTTAAGAGATCCTAATGTAGTAATGGAAGCTGCTAGACAGCAAGCTCAGACTATAACTTCAGGAGGTCAAATAGCAGCTCAAGGAGCTGAGATGACAGCTGCAGGTATAAGACAATCTGCTGGTTCAGTATTTCAAGCTAATCAGTTTAATCTACAAGTAGATAACTTAAACGTTCAAAGAAGATTAAAAGCTGTATCTAGACAGTCTCAAAGACTTATAGGTACTCAAATAGCTGGTTTTGCAGCCAGTGGTTTATCAGTTACAAGTAAGTCATTCTTACAGTTAAGAAATGAATCACTTGATACATTTGACCAACAACTATTAAATATTAAAGTAGATGCTCAGAATTCAAGAAGAGCAAAAATATTCGAAACACAAAGCCAACTTATTAATTTAGAAAATCAAGCTAAAGCTTCAGACTATAGAGCTAAAGCAGAAAGAGTAATGGCTAGTAACAAAGCAGCAGAGACACTTTACCAAGGAGAGATAGCAAGATATCAAGTACAGATAAACAATGCTAACGTCCAGAATAGAGCGTCAGAAGCTAGATTTCAGGGGGAAATTGCTGAATTTCAAGCTCAGCAACAAGTAACACGTGCAATACCTACATTGTTAGGTCAATTGTTTCAGGAGTAATCGATGGCTAGAATCGCAAGAGCACAAACTAATATTGGGGAAAGTAGAGTAGGAATAAGCCTAGGAGCTGCTGCCGCTGCAGGTAGAGGAGCTTCAGAGATAGGAAGTACTATAAGTTCTGTAGGCAGGGCGTCACAACAAAGTAATCAGTTAGGTTTAGCTAGACAAGTAGCTACAACTCCTGGTCCTAAATCTAATCAGTTAGGAATGGGTAGACAGATAAGTGCCTTAGTAGATGCAGAAGGTAAAAGGATATTCAATGAATCAAAAAGAGCTCATCAATCAGCTACTTTATTGAACAAGACTACAGCTGCAACAGAACAGTTCATCGGAGCACAACAACAACGTTATAGTCAAGTTACAGATGAAAATGGAAACCCAACATTTGAAACTCTACATAAAGATGTAGAACAAATTGGTAATGATATAATTGAAAAGACTGCTTCTACAATAATAGATCCTGAAGTAGCTCAAGCCTTCAGAGGTAAATTTGGAAATTATATAGCAAATCAAAAGGTTAGTGCTTTAAAGAAAGCTCGTAACCAACAAGTTCAATTCGCTAAAAGTTCACTAGATAACGGTTTAGCTAAATTAGTTAATCAAGCTACTAAAGATGAGTTTGCTCAAATAGGTGGTTATGAACAACAAGGTTTAGAAAGTTTAAGAAGTGCTCTAAAAGGCGGAGTAATAAGTAAAGAACAATTCGATGAAAATTCAAAAGCATTCTCTTTAATGGTAAGGAAAGGTGCTTTACAGAATTTAGTTAAGACAGATAGAATAGGTGCTACTCAAGTATTAACATCTAGTACACCAGAACAGTTAGGTATACCAGCTGAAGAAAAAGCAGTATTAGATGTCACTCTAGCTGCAGGTTTAGCTTCAGATGTTCAACAATCTGTAAAAGCTAATGAAGTTGCAACAATGGATAACTTAGCAGAAGAATCTAACTTAATCAGCACTGTAGAAGATAGAATAGAATCTGACGCTATAAGAGAAGATGAACTATTAGAACTACAAGGTTCAATAGATGATAAGTCATTTAGCTCATTAAAGAAAAAGTTTATTAAACAAACTAAGAAAGAATCTGATAAGAGAGAAAGAATAGGACAAACTTTAGATAAAGTATCTAGAGGTGAATTTATAGGTGATATGACTAAGGGTCAAATAGATGAAACATATGACTTCATGATTAAACAAGTATCAGATAAAATTCAAGGTCCTTTACCTTTACATCAAGAAGCTAGAGTTGCAGCAACACTTAATACTCCTGTTGCAGATTTCGGTAAGAAAGTATCTCATATGACTAAGTATGGAGATGTTAGTAACGCTGAAGAAGTAATAGGTTCTTACACATATATTAGAGATAAAGAGAGTCCTGCACTTGATAGTGGTTTCAACAATAAAGATAGAGCCATATTAGAATATGCTGAAATGTTATATGAGAAGGGTGGTTTGCAACCAGGAGCAGCTTTAACAAGAGCTAGAGAGTCTGTATTAGAATCAGACGAACCTGTACGTACTATGCGCCAGAGTGAGTTCAAAGCAGATTCAGACTTTAAAGGTAAGAACATAGTAGAGACTGCAGCTTCTGATTTAGAAGGCGCTGAAAGTACCTTTGGATTTAATAGAATAACTCAAGATTCAGCTAATACTTATAAACAGTTAGCTAGAGAATATTATATAGAAACTGGAGATATGAGTGCAGCTAAGAAGACAGCTCAAGCTCATATGAACAGAACTCACGGTGTAACCAGTGTAGGTGCTTCAGATAAATATATGTTCGCTCCACCTGAAAGAGTTTTCCCAAAGGTTGATTCTCAGGTGATCAACACTATACTTATAGATGAAGTAAGTCGTTTATATAACACACAATACACTCAAGATGACTTAACTTTAACTTCAGACAAAGATACGTTTAATATCACGGGTCAACCTACTTGGTTAGTAGCAGTAGAGACTGATGGTATTACAGTACCTTTAGAGGATTCTAGAACAGGTCAACCATTAAGATGGAGCCCAGCAGGCGACCCTAGATTCTCAGCTGAAACTAATAAGGACCCTTTTGCTGAAGCGAAAGCTGCAAACGAAGAATTAAGAGCGGCAGGCGGAAGAGGTGAAGCATTTGACATTATAGGTGCAGCTGATCCATTAGCTACATTCGGAGGAAATTAATAGTGCCATTCTTTCAAGAAGGAAAGGAAATAAAGTTAAACGAACAGTTATCCGCTGTTCCAGAACTTCCTACAGAGAAAACTGGATTTATAGATGCTGCTAAAGCTTTTGTAACTACAGAAGATACTTTATTTGGACCCATAGCCAGACAACTAGAAGAGAAAGTAGACGATACTTTTGATCCTGAATTCAGGCCTATAGATAAACTATCAAAGGAGAGACCGGAATTAGTTGAATATGCAGACACCTTTGTTGATGTTCATAACGAAGCAGAATATAATAGAGCTATGTTTCACGTAGAAGACGAACTAGATCAAAGAGAAATATTCTCAAGAGCTCCCACATTAGTCAAGTTAGCAGCAGGTTTGGCTGGATCAGTCATTGACCCTCTAATACTTATCCCTTATGGCGGACTAGCAGCTAAAGCTTCTAGAGCAGCTCGTGCAGGACAAGGATTAATAACAGGAGCAGTTACAGGTTTAGCTTCCTCTACAATACGTGAAGGAGTATTACAAGCTCATCAAGAAACTAGAACAGAAGAAGAAACAATAATTAATATAGCTGCTGAGACAGTACTTGGAGGCCTTTTAGGAGGTGCTGTAGGTGCACTAAGTAAACCACTTAGGTCTGGCATTACAGAACCTTTAAAGAAAGCTATGAAAGGTGAAGACTTTACAGTGGATGTATCAACAGGTTCACCTAAAGTAGTAGATGACGATTCAGTAGGTGCTGCAAGAAGACAGGAAAAAGATGGTGATTTAGGCTTAGCTCATATTAGCGAGAACTTAGTTAAGTTTGTTAGTGGTTTTGAATTCTTAAGAGCTCCTGATTTAAGAGCTGCTTTAAGTAAAAATAAATCTATGCAACGATTAGGAGAAGTACTTTACAATTCTAACTATATAAGAAACAAGAATGTAGATGGTATAGCTACTCTGCCTAATGCTCAGAATCCTATATCTGCTGCAAATGATAGAATAAAAGTTAGGCTAAAAGAAGTAACAGATGATTATTTAAACTATACGGGCAAGGGGTCAATAGGCTCTACCTTCAATAGACCTAAAGGTATAATCTCTGAAATAGAATTTAATGAAAGGATGGCTAGGAATTTATCTGATTCAAGTAGGATAGATAGTATTCCTCAAGTTAATAAAGCTGCAGATAGAATGAGAAAAGATCTTAAGACCAGAGCTAAAGAATTAGAAGCACTAGATCCTGATTTTAAAGCAATAGAAGACTATGTTACTAGGATATGGGATAGAGACATATTAGCTATACCTGGTAAAAGAATGCGATTAAATGCTAAACTAAAAGAATATTATAAAGTTACAAATAAAGATGGTACACCTAGAACCACAGTACTAGATGATTTAGAAGCTGAAACTTTAGCTTCAGAATCTATAGAAAAGATTAGAGGTACATCAGAAGCTCAAAACACTATGTTAGCTATGTCAGGTAAAATGGCAGGTAAAGGTGGCTTTAAGAAACATAGACAGATTTTAATTCCAGATAAAGAAATAGAAGAGTTCCTTGTTAGAGATGCTTCAAGACTATATGAAAACTATATGGCTAGAACTTCTAGAATGATAGAGACTCAAAAAGCACTTAAAGGTGCAGGGTTTGAAAACATCTCAGATGTTCAAAGAGGTATTAGAGCAAATGCTGACTCTAGAATAGCTAGAGAAACAGATCCTAAGAAACAATTAAAGATAGATGCTGAAGCTGTCAAAGAAATGGAAGTAGCTCTTGACATGTACAACTCTATGCTAGGAATTCTAAAAAGACCTGGGTATACAGACAGGGCTACAGATGCGATACTTCATTATCAGTTTACTTCATTGTTAGGTGGAGTTACAATATCTTCACTATCTGAAGCTGCTATGTTACCTTTTAGATTAGGTATAACGAATACACTTAGAGAATCAGTAATACCTATGATAAGATCTTTCAAGACAGCTAAGTTAGCTAAAGATCAATTAAATGATTTAGCAGGAGCCATGGATTTCGAAACCAATGCTGTACTAAGAAGTATGGGTGGTATGGATGATATCCAAAGAGTAGGAGATAATAAAACTGCTTGGGATAAATTCTCTCAAATAAGTTCTGCAGGTTTCACTAAAGCAACAGGTATAGGTTGGTGGACCACAGGTGGAAGAAGAATGGCAGCTCAAATATCAAGTGCCACTATGATGAGAAAGATGGTAAAAGGTTTAGAACAATCAGATATAGAAAACTTTGCTTCTAAAGGATTAGATGCAGCTAGTGTAAAACAGATAGCTAAACAAGTTAAGAAACATTCAACTGAACACAAAGGTTCTTACTTTGCTAACCTAGATTTATGGGACGATGCAGACGCAGTAGCTAAATTCGCAAATGCTATACAAGTAGATGTAGAATCAGCTATATTAAAACCAGGTGTTGAATCATTACCTTTATTAGTTCAAAAGAATAACTTAGCAAGAGTAATCTTTCAGTTTAAATCATTCTCTAATGCTGCAACTGGTAAGATTCTAGTTTCAGGTATACAAAGAAGAGATAAAGAAGTTCTAATAGGAGCTATAATGTTAGCTCACCTAGGTGGATTCTCTGGAATGTTAAAAGATTTAATAGCTGATAGAGAAGTAGAAGAAGATTATGATAAGTTCTTACTAGACGGTATAGCTCGTTCAGGGTTCTTAGGACTAGTCGGAACAACAGTACTGGATGCAAGTCTAGTATACAGTAATAAGAAATCAAGAAGATTCGGAGCAGATAACATAGCTGGAGCCATAGTCGGTCCTTCTATAGGTCGCATAGACGATGTAGTTAAAGCTGTAGAACGTAACGTAGACGGAGACGTCACAGATAAAGATATTAAGACTGCGGGACGTATGTTACCGTACATGAATTTATTTTATATAAAGGCCCTTACTGAAAGGGTATTTGACAAGGAGTAATCGATGACTATAAGTACAACTTATGCAGCGGATACCTATACAGGCGATGGAGCTACAACTTCATTCGCTATTACTTTTGCTTTCCTGAGCGTAAGTACGAATGTTAAGGTTTCCATAAAGACAACAGCAACAGGAGTGGTAGTAGTAAAAACTGCAGCTACACATTATAATGTTACAGGCTCCAATGTAGTCTTTACAGGTGGTAACGAACCTGCATCTACAGAGACAGTTCTTATAGAGCTTAATCCTGATTATACTCAAGATAGTGATTATACTGAGAATAGTAATTTCCCAGCTGAAACATTAGAAGCAGATTTAGATGAACGTAATCTAGAGACTCAACTATTGAGAGAGAAGTTAGATAGGGCTTTATTAGCTCCTGTAGCTACTTCACTAGATAGTGATGGTACTATACCTCTAATGACTGCAGGTGAATTACTGAGAGTAAACACAACAGGTGATGGATTCGAGTCTACTGACCCAGTTAATGCAGCTCTAGGGAGCGCTGTTCTTCCTACAGATGGTAACTTTATAGTTGGTGACGGTACAGATTTTGTCGGAGAAAGTGGTGCGACAGCTAGAACTAGTTTAGGTTTAGGAAGTATGTCTACTCAAGCTGCTTCTTCAGTAAACATAACAGGCGGTTCAGTAACAGGTATTACAGATATAACTCTAGCAGATGGAGGTACAGGATCCTCTACAGCATCAGGTGCAAGAACTAATTTAGGTTTAGTTATAGGTACAGATGTACAAGCTCAAGACGCAGGTTTAGATGACATAGCTGCTTTAGCTGTTACAGATAGTAACATTATAGTAGGTGATGGAGCTAACTGGGTAGCAGAGTCAGGAGCTACAGCAAGAACTTCACTGGGTTTAACTATAGGTACTAACGTTCAAGCTCAAGATACAGGTTTACAAACTATAGCTGATTCAGGAGCAATTGACTTCGGTGCCGCTACAAGTTTTGAGATACCTAATGGTACAACTCCTACAGTAAATGCTGCAGGTGAACTTGCCTTAGATACTAACGGTGATGGTTCTACAGTTACTACAGGTGTGTTAAAGACCTATGATGGTACACAAGAACTAAATGTATTCGGTACTACTAATTACCCATCTACAGATAATGATGTAATGGCTTATGATTCAGGTACTAATTCTGTAACATGGCAGAGCCAAGTAGGTGCTGGCGGTGGTATAAGTAACGTAGTGGAAGATACTACACCTCAATTAGGTGGAGATTTAGATTG